AGCAAAAGAGTTGCAGACCAAAATTGATGAACTGGAAACAGGCAATCTCACCGAGATCGAAAAGGCTAACAAAGCATTAGAGGAAGCAAACAAAACCATTGCTGACATGCAGAAAAAAAATGCAATCCGAAATCAGCGTGAACAGGCTATGTCCAATTTCAAGATTGATGCAGAACAGGCAAAAAAAGTTGTCAAAGACGATGGAACTCTGGATTATGAGGCTCTTGGAAAAATTATCACTGATAAAGAAACAGCTTCCGCACAGGCAAAAGAAAAAGAAATTGCTGACGGTGGCACAAATCCAGGCGGAGGTTCTGGCAGCGGAAGTGGAAGTGGCGAAGAAAAAACAGCAGATGTGTTAAATGCAGAAAGTATTTCATTTGGAAATGCAACAGCATCTGCCGAAACTAAAAATCATTATGTGATTTAGGAGGTACATCATGGGAAAACCTATTGTAAGAGATTTTTCACAAAGTAAAGGTATTTTAAAATACTTTCCTTATGAGGGAGCTGCTTGTGTAGTTCCTCAGTCTATGGTATCTGCGGCTGACGGTAACGGCCAGAAAATTGTAAAGGCAGGAACACCATATCCGAGCAACGATGCAAAGTGCCTTGGTTACATTCTGGAAGATGTAGATGTAACTATGGGAGATGCACCCGGAACCTATGTATATCAGGGTTCTATTGACAAAACAAAAGTGACAGCAAATGGAGTAACCGTAACGGATGAAGCGAAAGCTGCAACGCCACGAGTTACTTTTTTTGATTAATGAAAGAGAGGTATAAACAATGCCAGCATTACCATTAAGCGAAGCGTTTACTGCCAGAAGTCTGGGAGTAATGTGGGATAACTATGAGAAAACATTAGGTTCTGCACCATATCTTGGCAGACAGAAGTTTGGAACAAGAAAACAGGACGGATTAAATCTGAGATTCATTAAAGGAAAATCTGGACTTCCAGTTTCCTTAAAAGCATCTAACTTTGACGCACAGGCAGAGTTAAGAGATGTTGGAGGTTTCTCCGATATTCAGAACAACATGCCATTCTATCGTGAATCTTACATGGTTACTGAGGAAGAGGAACAGATGTATGACAATTACAGAAGTTCCGAGAACACCAGTCTTGCGAACGATGTTCTGAGAGAAATCAGTAAAAAACCTATGATTCTGATTGATGGCGCATTGGCAGTACCAGAGAGACAGATTTGGAATCTGCTTGCTCCGGCAGACGGTATTCCGAAAGTCCCGGTAACAATCGGCGGTAAGAGTTATTACATTGATTACACCGATGATGATGGTGTGGCACATAAGAAAGACCACTTTGTTGATATTTCCGCAGGTGAAACCGACAAATGGTCCGCATCAGCAACAGCAACACCGTTAGATGATTTGATTCAGACAAGACGCGATTTCGCAAAGAAAACAGGTTATTCACTGACCAGATTCACCATGAATACAGAAACATGGGAATATGTTCTGAAAGCAGAGGACACAAAGAAACAGGTTCTCGGAATCACTGCTTACAATGGCGGTATTCGCTTGCAGCAGTCACAGGTAACTGAGTATCTGCGTGGATATGGCATCGAGATTGAGGTATACGACAAACTGTATATCGACCCAACAGACAATAAGACAAAATACTTTGTTCCTACAGGTATTGTATCTTGCCAGTCTGGCGGTATCTATCTCGGCGATTATGTATTCGGAAAAACACCAGAAGAGAGAAGTGGAAGCCTTACAGACGGAAACCTGTCTATTGTTGAAACTGGTATTTCTGTATACACATATGCTACAAACCATCCAATCAATACACATTGTGTTGTATCCATGATTGGTCTGCCTACATTTGAGGGAATGGACAGCGTTGTTGTTATGAAAGTTGCGTAGGAGGTGTGTGCTGATGATTGCAGAATACACAATGAAGCGTAATGGGAAATGGTATAAAGCAGGTGACGAAGTGCCGGAGATTAATGCTCCGGCATTTTCTGATTCCAGATATACAAAGACAGACATCAACCGAATGAGCGTTTCTGATCTGCGTCAGATTGTTATGGGTACTGGCGTTGAAAATGCGGACATTATGACCGGGGCAGAAATGAAAGAGTATCTGATTAATCTGTTTGGTCTGTAGGAGGTTGCAGCATGGCATATTCAACTTTGCAGAAAATCAAAATACGGATTGGTCAATACCATATGAATGAATCTGGCGAGGTTGAGTTTGACCAGCCAGAAAAGAATCCTCTGATTGAGCAGCTTATTGAGCAGGTAAACACAGAGATTACACAACGTCGCAATTATCCGGCAAGCTACACGGAAGAACAGATATATGCAGATTTGAAGAAATACGAAAACAACATTATCAACATTGTTGTTTACGATTGTTCACAGGCGGGCGAAGCTTATATGCAGTCATATACAGAGAACGGAGTAAGCAGAAACTGGATAAGTCGCGACGATTTATTTGCGGGAATTTTCCCGTATGTAAAAGCAATATAGAAGATTGAGCGTTACCAATGGTAGCAGGGGCATACAGCATTAGTGGCGGTGGGCGGTATGCAGTTTTACAGGAGACAAAATGAACGAGTTTTTATATCAGACATATATGATAGCTCTTCCTGTCATTTTAACAGCATTTATGGGGTACATTGTCTGGCTGCTTAAAAAGCAGAAAAGAGACAGAGACGCAAACAGCAAAGGAACCATGTTGCTTCTGCGTGTTCAGCTGATTGAATACCACGATAAATACATGGCACTTGGGGAAATCCCGTCTTATGTCTATGACAATTTTAATGAAATGTACGACGCATATCACAAATTAGGTGGAAATGGCATGGCTACTAAAATGAAACAGGAAATTGAGGAGTTACATTTAAAGAAAGCAGGAAAATAAAATGGATATTTCACAGGTTTCAACAGTCGTTGCGATTGTTGTTATTACTTATTTAATTGGTGTTGGAGCAAAATTGTTCCCGAAAGTAAAGGATAATTACATTCCGGTTATCGTCGGTGTTGCTGGCGGCATTCTGGGTGTAGTTGGCATGTATATCATTCCAGATTATCCGGCACATGACGTACTTAATGCGATCGCAGTAGGTATTATGTCCGGTCTGGCAAGCACAGGAGTAAATCAGATATACAAACAGGCTAAAAAGGGTTCTGATACAAATGCTTGATATTAATAAACAGCGTATGCAGTATTCGTTGCAAGGACAGCGCTTCACTGTATACGACCGTGACGATGATGGAAACATCATCTACACATCATATACGGATTCTGACGGAAACAAAATCTATTATCTTGACGATGATGGAAATAAGATTCCTCAGAACATTGAAGAAAAAACTGGCTTTTCTGAGCCAGTTACTTTTTCTGCAAATATCAGTAACAAACTGAGCGAGGTGCTTGTAAAAGAGTTCGGTATTGATGATAGTTCATCATACTGCCAGATTGTTACAAACAAAGGATATTTGCCAATTAAGTCCGGTGACTACATCTGGAAAAAATCAAATGTCGGCAGAGATGCAGACGGATTAGTGGATGCAAACACGGCAGACTACATTGTAAAAGGAGTTGCAGACGAGGGATTGACCGTAGATCTGTTCCTTTTACAAAAAAATGTAAAGTAGGTTTCTTATGGCAAAAAAAGTGATTTCAATGACATTATCGGAAAAATCCATACAGAACGCAATAAAACAGCTTAGAGACTATCAAAACAGCTTAGAGTATAAATGTAGCCTACTGGCACAAAAACTGGCTGATAGGGGCATTAATGTTGCCAGAAATAATACTGGTAACTTCGGGCATTATATAACTTTCGAAAAAAAGGTTATCCCAGAAAAAAACGGTTGTACAGCTATTATTGTTGCAAAAGATATTTCAAAAATAATAAGCCAATGGAAAACCGCAGATGGAATAAAAAGTGCGGAAGTGTCTCCACTGCTTATGGTTGAATTTGGAAGTGGATATAAAGCAAAAAACCCAAAAAACGTGCAAGGCGTAGGACAAGGAACTTTCCCGAATCAAACACATGCTTTTGATGATGAGGG